TAATCCAGGACCAGTAGTTACATTTGTTGGATTTGTTGGTGTTGATGGATCTACTCGAAGTGGAGAACTTGTGCTCGCTGATGTGTAATTACTTGTTGCCGCTTGTGTTGCAGTAATAGTGCAAATGCCAGCTCCAACAATTTTAACAGTATTTCCAAAAACAATTGCTACTAAATGATTTGAACTTGTATAAGTAAAAGAACCAGGACTATTAGAACTAGGATCTATTAAATCATAAGGTGCATCTCCATAAGTTTTTGGAGATTCTGTATATAATGGACCTAATGTTGGAGTCGCTCGATTCACACGAAGTGGAGCATCTGTGCTTGCTGATGTGTAATTACTTGTTGCCGCTTGGGTTGCAGTAATAGTGCAAATGCCAGCTCCAACAATTGTAACAATATTTCCAGAAACACTTGCTACTGAAGTATCAGAACTTGTATAACTGAAAGAACCAGGACTATCAGAAGTAGGGTTTGTTAATGTATAATGTGCGTTTCCATAAGTTTGTGGAGATTGTGTATCTAAATTTCCTAATGTTGGAGTTGCTCGATTCACACGAAGTGGTGCATCTGTGCTTGCTGATGTGTAAATGCCAGATGCAGCTTGTGTTGCAGTAATAGTGCAAATGCCAGCTCCAACAATTGTAACAGTATTTCCAGAAACACTTGCTACTGAAGTATCAGAACTTGTATAACTGAAAGAACCAGAACTATTAGAAGTAGGATTTGTTAAATCATAAGATACATTTCCATAAGTTTGTGGAGATTGTGTGTCTAATGGTCCTAATGTTGGAGTTACTTGAATTACTTGAAGTGGAGAACTTGTACTTGCTGATGTGTAATTGCCTGTTGCAGCTTGTCTTGCAGTAATAATGCAATTTCCACCTCCAACAATTGTAACAATATTTCCAGAAACACTTGCTACTGAAGTATCAGAACTTGTATAACTGAAAGAACCAGGACTATTAGAAGTAGGATTTGTTAATGTATAAGCTGCATCTCCATAAGTTTTTGGAGATTCTGTATATAATGGACCTAATGTTGGAGTTACTAGTGGGTTGGATATCATAACTTGATTACTCGTTGCTAAATAATTCGACACAGCAACAAATAAATTATTTCCATAAATCACGCTAGTCCAAGAAATGTTAAGAGCTGCAGTTTGTGAACTCCAAGTTATTCCATCAGGACTTGTCATAACATGATTGTTTCTTCCACTTTTTGCCAATGCAACAAACCAACCACCTCCATAGGTCACGCTATTCCAATTATTGATAACAGCAGCAGTTCGTGAAGTCCAAGTTATTCCATCAGGGCTTGTCATAACCGTTCCATTTCCTGAGACAGCAACAAACAAACCATTTCCGTAAGTCACGCTAGACCAAACTTGGTTAGCTGCAGCAGTTCGTGAAGTCCAAGTTATTCCATCAGGACTTGTCATAACTTGATTGACTCCATTAGTCGATACCGCAACAAACAAACCATTTCCGTAGGTCACGCTAGTCCAAATATTGTCAGCAGCAGAAGTTCGGGAAGTCCAAGTTATTCCATCAGGACTTGTCATAACACGATTACCTGTTCCACTATACGATATAGCAACAAACAAACCATTTCCATAAGTCACGCTATTCCAATAATTGTCGGCAGCAGAAGTTCGGGAAGTCCAAGTTGTTCCATTTGGACTTGTCATAACACGATTACCTGTACCACTATCCGACACTGCAACAAACAAACCATTTGCGTAGGTCACGCTAGTCCAATTATTGTCAGCAGCAGAAGTTCGGGAAGTCCAAGTTGTTCCATTTGGACTTGTCATAACTCGATTGCCTGATCCAGGTATTCCTGACACAGCAACAAACAAACCATTTCCATATGTCACGCTATTCCATTGATTGACAGCCGCAGAAGTTTGGGAAGTCCAAGTACTTGTCATATTATAAAATAATAGTATATATTATTCTTTAAAAAAATAATAATTTAAGAATTCTAATTATTAAATTATATTACTACGCATTATAAATTTTTAGATACAATTTGTAATAAATAAAAGGCGCGCACTAAATTAAATATGCGTAAAATAAAATAAAAAATAATTTTCCAAAAGTATAATAATGACTTTAGAATTAAAAAAATTTGATATGAAGAGTATTAGCTTCAAACCAAATGAAAATAAAGGGCCTGTAGTTGTATTAATTGGTAAGCGTGACACAGGTAAATCATTTTTGGTCCGTGATTTACTTTATTACCAACAAGAAATACCCATTGGGACTGTTATATCAGGTACTGAAGAAGGTAACGGATTTTATGGCAAAATGGTGCCAAAATTATTCGTCCATAATGAATACAATACTGCAATTATTGAAAATATTTTGAAAAGACAGCGCACTGTATTAAAGCAAATAAAAAAAGAAATAGAAACTTATAAGCGTAGCACAATAGATCCGCGAGCATTTGTTATATTAGATGACTGTCTGTATGACAACACATGGGCGCGAGATAAGATGATGCGTCTCCTCTTTATGAATGGGCGTCATTGGAAGGTCATGTTAGTCATCACAATGCAATATCCCTTAGGCATTCCGCCCACACTGAGAACCAATATAGATTATGTTTTTATTTTGAGAGAAAATTACATTGCAAATAGGAAAAGAATATATGAGAATTATGCGGGTATGTTTCCAACATTCGAGAGCTTTTGTCAGGTCATGGATCAATGCACTGAGAATTATGAGTGTCTTGTTATAAATAATAATAGCAAATCCAACAAACTGCACGATCAGGTATTTTGGTATAAGGCAGACAACCATAATGACTTTAGATTAGGGTCAAAAGAATTCTGGGAATTATCAAAGGGTATGAATTCAGATGATGAAGACGAAAAATATGACCCTAATAGTGTCAAAAAACGAGGTGGAGGTCCAAAAATTAGTGTCAAAAAAGCGAATAAATGGTAGAACCGATTTCATAAAACCTGGTTTCATAAATACAAAGCAGTTAAAACAACTTAAAGACTATTTTATTATACAAATTATAATAAAATGGCTCAGTTAAATATTGTTGCTCTTATTGAAAACAACCCGATTACTAGGTTGTCAAGCACTTACAATAACAAACTTTTATGTAAAATAAAAGAACAATTTACCGGTTTCGAACAACAACTATTTGTTAGTAGTTTTTACTGCTATTTAAATTATGACAAAAACATTGATTTCATAGTTGACCTAGATGATGTATGGCAATGGTTAGGTTTTAAACAAAAAATAGACGCAAAAAGATTACTAGAAAAATATTTTAAAATGGATATAGACTATAAAACATCAAAATTAGGAGACATTGATACAGAAAGTGACGAAGAAGGTTTGGGAAAAACCGCTTTGGGAAAAACCAAAGCGGTTTTCCAAGAGGAAAACAAAATAAAAAATCTTGGTTTACAATTTGATAAAACAAATTTGTCAGAAAGTGACGAAGATGATTTGGCAAAAACCGCTTTGCCAATTGGGAAAGCGGTTTCTAAAAAAAATGGCGGTCAAAATATAAAAAAAATATTTCTAACTATCAAGTGTTTCAAGTCATTATGTCTAAAAGCCCAAACAAAAAAAGCATCTGAAATTCATGAATATTATATGAAATTAGAAGAAGTATTACAAGAAACATTAGAGCAAGAAACTGTTGAATTAAAGCAACAATTAGAACAAAAAGAAAACATTATTTTACAAGTAGAGAAAGAAAAGATAAAAATAGAAGAACAAAAAGACCTATTATTACAAAAGGCAAAGAGAGAAAAACAACGAGCAGTAGAGCAAGCTATAATAGTTCAATTTCCTGTAAATACAGAGTGCGTTTATTTTGGCACTATCGACAATACAAATGCAGAAGGAGAGAAGCTAATAAAATTTGGCAATACAAATGATTTGTCAACAAGAGTATTAGATCACCGCAAAATATATAATAATTTTATTTTAGTATATGCTTTTAGAGTTCAAAATAAAACAGAAATAGAGAATCTTATTAAAAACTACCCAAAAATCAAGAGACAAATCCGCACTATTGAAGTAAATGGTAAAAATAAAACAGAGATTATTGCATATGACAGCACAAATTTTACTATTGAAAAATTAACTAAACATATTAAAGATATTATTCATTCAAAAACATATAGTATAGACAATTTCAATAGGCTAATTAAACGAAACGACGAACTAGAAAGTGAAAATAGGTTAATGGAAGAAAAAATAAAAGATTATGAAAAAACTATATCTACTCAAAATGTTGAGATAAATAATTTAAAGGAAAAAATATCAACCCAAGAAAAAATTATTGATACAGTAAATAATGAAAACCAGTCTGTTTATAATAATGTATTATTGCCTGAAGATGAACTAAATAAAAAATTTGCCGAATTTGTAAAGGAAATATGTATTGTAAGACCTGATGTAGAAGAATACTCTGTAAATTTAGAAGGTCGTTATCGTTTATGGAGCCGTGTAAAGCCAACCAAAGAAACCTTTCATGCTCTTAAAAACTATTTAGACACAAGATTCAAACCCAAACGTGTTGAAGGTAAACATGGATATATTGGTGTCAAATTAAAAACTGTAGAATACAAAAAAATGCAGGAAAATTCTACTGTCGAGACATTTTTATTTCAAGTATGTGAATTCTCTGATTGTGGTAAAATTTTGAATTCAGTATTATTAAAAGAATACCAAAAATGGAAATTATCTGTTAATAAAGAACTAACAGATAATGATATGAAAGAAATAAAGGATTATTTAAACTCATCGCCATATGCACTTAAATCAACGGTATGGACGGAACAGGGAAGCAATGAAGGTTATTATGGTTTGTCATTAAAACAACATGAATATAAACCAAAACTGGTTTCATCGACAGGCAAAAAGGTTTATAAAAAAGAATTGCATACCGATCAAATATTAGCTACATGGGAATCTATTGCCAAAGCATCAGAATTTGAAGGTTTGTCACCTGCTAAAATGAGTAGATCAATAAAAAATAAAATAGAATTTAATGGGTGCTATTATAGTATTAAATAAAACTTTTAACAATCATAATCATAATAGCATTCTGTGTTATCGCTATAACCTGCTCGTTGTTTACCTAATCTTGTTTTAAAATAAAACCAATTTGCTTTTTCTTGTAATGGCTTCCAAACTTGATCGTTCGCATACATCCAATGTTGTCTTGTCTGTTGGAGTTT